AAACCGTTTGACAGTTAGGGCTTTATCTTTAGGTATAAATCCCTATTGGGTTTAATCCCTCACAATTTCAAATAACTGTCAAACGATGGCTGTAACTCTTAATAATAACACCGACTGTTGTGAATCCACTTGCACCAATACAACGGTCAATGTTGCTGGCCCTCAAGGCCCAGCTGGTGCAGCTGGTTCAAACGGAACCAACGGCAGTAATGGTGTTAATGCTTATGCTCGCACATCTCAAAATTTTGATGTTCCAGCTGTGGGTATTGGTGTTGGCCTTACAGTTGATAACGCCACGCCTTTTATGACCGGAATGATTATATTTGTTCAAGATGCCGGTTACTACGAGGTGATCGGAACTTCAACAAATACGATTAACGCAAAAAACCTCGGCTACGCAGTCAACGCAACAGTAGGCGCGACCATTGGGAACCCTCGCCTTATTGTTTCAGCTGGAATCCAAGGGGCGGCTGGCACATCCGGCACAACTTTCAGCGGTTTCTCCAACGCTGGCGACATCATCACTAGAGACAGCAGCGCACAAACGGTTCTGTCAGTTGACTCTACCCCAGACACAACGAAGGCTCTGTTCCAGCATAATTCCGGTAATTATATTACTTGGAAGAAAGTGGCGGCAGCTGATTTGGACGGGAACATTAGCCTCGCCTCTCAAGTCAGCGGCAGCTTGCCGCTTGCCAACGTAGGCAACGGAATAAGCGGAGCCGCAGCTGGCGATCTCCTTTACTGGACTGGAACAGCTTGGGCGAGAGTTGCCCCTCCATCTAACAGCGGCCAAGTGTTGGAGTATAACACCGGAACCAATCAGCCCAACTGGGTAAACAACAGCATCATTAACATCGGGGCTAAAGCAAACGTAATATACACCGCCCCCACATCTTCCGCTGATGCTCCAGACATAAATGACATTTCTATCTCTTCTGGAGATGTCAATATTGCATCCACAGCTATTGCCAGTTCTGTTAGTGCTGGGCTTGATTTAAAAATCACGCTGAACTTTACAGAGGAACTCACAACTAGCTTCCCGACTGTTCTTATTGGCGCGAAAAATTCTAACGCAAAAGACGTGTGGGTGGAAAGCGTTGGAACTTCGTCAGTCTCCTTTGGTTACTCAAACCACGAAGTAGATGTTCACTTTGATTTTGCGATTCTCCAGTAATGCCCGTTATAGACCAACAACGTATCAGCGACGGGTTCCTCACGCTGGAACGCGGGATAGATGCTGGCAAAGCACCTAATCTTTTACCGCGCAACCAAGCCAGCTTTGGAGTCAACGTCACGATGCGTGGTGGGTATGTGAAGACTCGCCCAGCTTTTAACAACATACCGTTAGACTTCACCGCCCAGCTTCAAGCTGATGCCGAGGCGATGCAGACCAACTTCAAGACCGGCAAGTTCCAAGGGGCATACAACTACCACTACGGTGATAAGAGTTTTATTGTGTGCGCTGTTGGCGGTTACATCTACCGGATCGACCCGCGCAACGGTGAGGTGCTGGACATCACTCCGAAGAAGTCAGCTGGCGCAGCTGACATCAATCCGCCGGACATCCCTACGTTTTTCTTTCAACAAGCTGAAGAGTATCTAGTTATCCAAGATGGAATTAGTCTTCCAATCATCTACAACGGAGCCAGCTCCCGACGATCAGACCTCTCAAACAACGAAGTGCCAGTCGGTACGGCTATGGCCTACGGGAACGGGCGGCTTTGGGTAGCCAGAGGCAGAGAGTTTGCAGCTGGCGATATTGTCAACGGGCCAACTGAAGTCATCCAGTTTACCGAGAACACTTATATCGCAGAAGGTGGGGCATTCGCTGTCCCACTTAATACTGGAGACATTACCGCTCTGAAGTTTACCAGCCAGCCCGATAGCTCGCTTGGCCAAGGAGAACTATTGGTTCACACCAACGAAGCGATCTTTGCGGTGAATGTTCCAACCAGTCGGGACGATTGGAAGAATGTCAACTACCCCGCCGTTCGGATCGTGGCAATTAGCTACGGATCGGTTAGCGACCGCAGCTGCACGCTGGTCAACGGAGATATGTTCTACCGTTCCACAGACGGTATCCGCAGCTACATCTCAAGCAGACGCGAATGGCAAGAGTACGGCCAAGTGCCGAACAGTCGGGAGATCACTCCGGTACTCGCACCCGAACAGCTGACCAGCTACGCACAGCTGGCCAGCTCGGTGTTGTTTGATAACCGACTGCTTACCACCGTCACCCCTAACACTAACAGTAACCAAGGCATATTCTTTAAAGGACTTGCGGCTCTGGACTTCGATCTAGTGGGTGGTATGGGTGAGAAAAGTCCACCCGCTTGGGAAGGTCTTTGGACTGGCTTAAACTTTCTGCAACTAATCACAGCTAGGGTTGAAGGCGAGGACAAGTGCTACTCGATGGTGCTTGATGGAAACTGCCGCATTCAGCTTTGGGAAATAACCAAAGACGGAAAGAAGGACAACAACAGCACTCCGATCGAGTGTTATGTCGAAACCAAAAGCTACTCTTTCGAGAATCCGTTTGAGCTAAAGAAGCTGGAGTACGGCGAGATGTGGATTGACCAGCTGGAGGGTGCGGTTGATTTCGACGTTAAATACAAACCCAACCAGTACCCAGCTTGGGTGGATTGGGATGTTTTCACCGAATGTGCCAAGACAGAAAACTGCGACCCCGCAGCTGGAAGCTGCCTCACATTTAACAACTACAAGCCGCAGTACCGAAGCCGTAGGCGACTGCCGCAGCCAGAGGATAGCTGCGAGTCTACCAACAACGCGCCAATGCGTAACGGCTATGAGCTGTCCGCGAGAATTGGGTGGACGGGCCAAGCCAGACTTAAAGGATTTCGGATGCACGCCTACCCCGTCATTGAAGAACCTTACGGTGATTGCACCGAGTTTGGAACTTGCTCCTAGAATTTATGAAGTACAAAGAACTCATCATTAGCTGCACGACAATAACCGCCAATAGCCCTTACAGTTATGCTGTCGGAGGTTCGTGTGGCGAAAAGGTTAGCTACACCCCAGCCAGTTAAACTATGCCCTCTAACCAGTCAGTCACTCTAGTTAAAGGCACAGTCCCAAACGGGACGTGCTTTGATTCCGTATCTGATCTTTACAACACGTTCGTTGACCTCACCACAGCTTATGTGGACGGGGCATACTCGTTGTTTAACTACGGGCCAAACGAGCCGTCAGCTACGGATCGGGACAAGCCTTGGATTAAAACCAACGGATCAGCCCCAGAACGAATCTACATTTACTACAACGGTTTTTGGTCAAGTGAACACCCCGTTCCCTATGACAGCAAAGAGCGTAGGATTTGGACTGGAACAACTACCGAGTTGCTGACTTACGAAGGCGGCGTTGACGTTGGTGTTTCTGAGCATACCGGCCCGTTCTGGGAGGTAGACACAGCACTCAGCGATCGTTTCCTAATTGGTGTTGGAGATACAGCTGCCGCCCCTAAAGCAGAAGGCGGTGAGAAAGATACCACTCTGGAAGAGAAGAACCTACCGCCTCACACCCACGACCTCAGATATACTGAGCGAGCTTATGGCAACGGAACACAGCACACCGGAGAAGGCTCGTTCATAGCTGGTGATAAGACAGTCAACGGAATGATTACAGCTGGCTCCGGCCAGAAATCGGAATCGTTCACCAACCTTCCGCCTTACTACGGCGTTTACTTTATTAAGCGCACCAACCGTAAGTATTACACAGCCTAATGAAAGTTACTCTCGGAGACGCCAAGACCAGAATCGCAAAGCATCTTAATCTTTGCGCGACTGATGCCCGTACCACCGAGTACATCAACGAGGCGCAGCGGCGTCTGATCGAGAGCGGCAAGTGGAAAGGAACCTACGGTAAGTTTACGATCTGCGTCACAGACGGCTGTATCGCTTGGCCCCGACAGATTGAAACGATCGAGTCGGTGGCACTCAACCAGAATGTCGGTACGGTTCGCAACGATTGGTTTGAGTTTGTTGAGAGCGGCTACGGTCTTCTCGATAACAAAGACAACGTAGGCCACCAGCTGATTGACCGAGGCGAGTCACCCACGCAGAAGGATATGTCCGGCGCGGGTAAGAAGATTCGCGTGTACGCTTTTGTCGCAGCTGACGCTGGTAAGACAATTAACATCCAAGGGTACGACTCCAACAACAACTGGGTGCGTACTCAAAGCGGTGGCAGCTACATCGACGGAGAAACCGTCACGCTGGTCAACGGGTTTGTCGATACCACCACAGTTTTCAAAAGCATCACCGGAGTACGTAAGGATGTCACCCAAGCTAATGTCCAGCTGTACGAGCTGACAGATGCCAGCGCACCGACGCTGGTTGACTTGGCTACCTACGAGCCGGACGAAACTTTGCCCAGCTATCGGCGTTCGCTGATTCCCAGTCTGGGCGGTGCAGCGGGTTGCGAGGACGGGACGGATAAGAAGGTAGCTGTCACCGTTATCGCCAAGCTGCGATTCATCAACGCCGTCAACGATACCGACGTGCTAATGGTGAGCGACCTCTACGCTATTAAGAATATGGCAAACGCCATCAAGCTAGAGGAGAACCGAGATTTTGGTGCAGCTTCAGAATACCGCAATCTGGCCTTTGATTCTCTTCAGAATCAACTAGCAAATTATATGGGTGATGGGGCTGTACCAGTTTTACAGATGACAAACCTTAACACTCACGGCGGCGGTGGAATAGAAAGCGTAATATAATGGCAGTAGGAACAGCTGTATCACTAGGAGTCGGACTCGCATCGAGCCTCTTAAAAAAGGGAGCGAAGATTCCGAAGTACAAAAAGGTAGATCAAGCCGCTGAACAAAAGGCGGCAATCTCCAGCAACCTCGCGAGCTTCGATAGCGCGAAGGAGTTGGCAGACAGAACGACGATGGCCGATCAAGAGAGGCTTGAGTCAATCATTAGCCGA